CATAATCCGCCTCCTCAAACCACTGCACCGGCACAATCCCCTGCGCCACTCGGTCCCTGTGGTGCCATGTCAACACCACATCACCGGTCAACATGTCCGGGAAAAAAGCCCCGTTCGCCTTCAGCGCCCCCGGCGCATACGGCCGTTCATATCGCCGGTCCGTGTTCAGTGTGTACTCCGTCGCATCCGCCAGCGCCAGCTCCCCCTGGCCAGTCCGTGGCGTCACCTTCACCAGCATCGGCTCCCCAACCGGCACCGACACATCCGGCACATCCGTATCCGGGTCCATCGTCATGTCCGCGCCAATCGCGTGCGCCTTAGGCGTCGAATCCGCCAACCCACGCACCAGCGTCGCGATGCCCGTTATGGCATCCGCTGCCGTCACATAAATCAGCTCCGCCCCGACGATCATCCACCCAGGCTGCAGCCCCGGCGCATACACCTCTGTTGCATCCTGCTCGAGCCCCGCCGGAGCCTGCACCACCTGGCTGAAGCCCTGGCGCAAAAACTCCTCATACGGCAGCCCCTCCCGGCTGATCCACACACCGAAATCCAGCGCATCCCCACTTGGCGCCGTCGCCAGCACCCACGCCGCGCCCTCCCCGGCCGGGAACGTCCCCGTCAGCTCGCTTTGCACCACCATGTATGGCGCTTCATCCACCGCCACCACCGGCGCATCCGCCGGCGGGCCCACCGGATCCTGCCACCCCGTGGGCGGCGGGGTGGCGTAATGGCTCAGTGCCGTCCCAAACACATCCTCCACACACTCCAGCCGCACCCGGCCATCCGTCAGCGTGCCATAGCCCGCATTCACCACCCGCAGCACAAGCCCCGTAATGCCCAACTCCGGCCAGTCCGCTTTAAAAACATCCCCAATGCGAAGCCCCGCCATTGTCCGCCGGCCCACAATCGTGCACCGCGCCAGCGCCGTGCTCATCTGTCGCAAATCCCGCGCCGCCAACCGGTTCGCCAGCGCCGCATCCAGGCAGCCGTCATAATCCTCGCTCAGCGCGTTCACCGTCCCTGTCGCAGCCAGCAGCGCCGTATCCTGCACCGTAATCGTGTTGTAGTCCTCGCTCTCCCGGTCCAGATAGCGGATCACCGCCGTATTCTTCAGCTCCCGCGCCGCCGGCCGGCTGTAGTTGTCAAACTGTGCGATGTCCCCGGGGCCATAGGTCACCAGCCCCGCCGGATCGTAATCATCCCGCATCAGCGCCAGGCGAAACTGCCCGCTCTCCGGGTCCAGGTACAGACTCCCGTCAATGTGGCGCAGCACATTGCGAACCGCATCCTCCGCCGCCTCCGGCGTCGGCAGATCCCACAGAAAAGACAGCCCAAACCCCTCCGCATCCAGCGTATCCGCCGCCGCGCGGAAATCCGCATCATTCAGCGCGCCCACATTCTGCCCCAGGCCAAAGGTGGGGCTGGTCAGCAGCTCATACACCAGGTGCGCCGGATTCGCATCGTCCCCAATGCGCGCCTTCGCCGCATACCAGTCGTCAAAGATCGCCCTCCCCCGCACCGCCCACGGCTTCAGGTATGGCTGCATGCCCAGATACATCTGCCGCAACACCAGGCAGCACACCCCGCGATAGGCCGGCACCCGCCCCGGCAACTGCCCCGCCAGATAATCATTCACCGCCTGCCCGGGCTCCCCCATCGCCACATCCAGCGTCCCGCTAATGCCCCCCTCGCTTTCCTCCCCGCCAAAAAGGCCCTCCTCATCTATCGTGATGCTCCCGCTGCCAACCTGCTCCCCCTCCCAGGCCGTTTTATCGCCCACCACGATTTTCGTGATCGCATCCAGCCCCTGGCACAGCCCCAGGTGCATCCCCACCCGATAGCGGTAGCCAATCACCACCTTCTTTTTCTTTGAGAACAGGCCCACGGCTTACACCTTTTTCTTCACGACGTCCGTGTTTATGTGCCCATACCACAACACATTTGGGTTGCGGATCGTCCGCGTCCCCCGCAGCACCGGAATGCTTGCCCCCGGGTTCACCTGCGGCGACTGCACCCGGCCCCGCTGCGGCCGCCGCGTCTGATCCTTTGGTTGCAGCAACTGCTGGATCAGCAGACTTGCCGCAAACAGCGCGATCTGCACCCACACCATGGTCAAACCACCTTCCCGTCAAACGGGTTTTGCTCAGGGAAGAATTCACACCCCCCGAAGTTATCCAGGTTTCCAAACTTCGTCTCACACGTCTCGCTGGTGTGATCGCAGCCCGCATACGCCACCAGCTCATCCCCCACGCGCACCCCCGGCACCGCCGCCTGCAGTGTCAGCGCATCCCCTACATGATCCACCACCATTCGCAGCGGCGTGTTCAGCAGCTCAACAAAGCCACCGGTAAACCACCCGTCAGGCTGCCCGGCCCATGCCGCCGCCGTCACCACCGCGCCGTTCACCGCCGTCACCGTCCCAGTCACCGCAAACCCCGTTTGCGCCACCTCGCAGCCCTGCGCATACAGCCCGTGACGGCAGCCCCGCGACCAATTTGGCACAAACACCATTCGCCGCAGCCCGCTTAGCGCGTTCTCGCAGGTGATCACCGCCCGGCTGCCGCTCCAGCTCACCTTCGCCACCCGCCCACGCCAATAGGTCACAAACTCCGCGTCCGGATCGTTCCGATGTCCCCGCAGCAGTTGCAGCTCCGCCGCCACCATGGGAGGCGATGCCAGCCACAGCGCCGCCAGGTCATTATCCCGCGGCACCTCCACCGTCAGTCCCTGCCGTGCCAGCTCCTCGCTCACCTCCACCTGGCTGCGCTGCAGCCCCGGCTCCGCCTCATACAGCGTCCCCGAGTGCGTCACATCCTCATCCGCACTCGTATAGGCAAACACATCCACCCCCAGGGTGAACCGGTACAGCTCCACCGGCTCACCCTGATAGGCGCTGCCCTCAAAATCCTGATAGCTCACGGCTCCCCCACATTCACCTCCACCTGGCGATCCTCACCGGTGGAAACGCTCACCTGCTTCCGGCCTCGCTCCGCCTCTATCTGCACCTCCACCTGGCGCAACTTGTAGCGGCATATCCGCCACTTGCTCCGCTCGCCCTTAAAACGGTCGCCAAATCCCGCCGGCGTGCCATGCACCGCCACCGTCCTGCCGTTCATGATCATCACCCCAACGCACCCCGCAAAAAGCCGCTCCGAGTGCATTCCATACGACTCCGGCGAGCCCCAACTGATCACCGAATCAACCCGCAGCGTCAGCGGCTTGCCCGTCCCGCAGGTGACCAACTCCATGAGCTCATGGTCCACACAGCCTTCTTTCCAAAGCGCGCCCCGCTCATCGTTCGGCTCCGGCACCGCCATCGGCCACACCGCCACCAGCGCCACCGCAACCCACCACCTCAGCCTTGCGCCCACCGGCATCCCTTGTAGTTGTATCCCAGCAGAATGTGCTCCCGGCTTCGGTAAATCTGGCATTGCTGGCTGGCCGGGTCCGTGTGCCACCGGTGCGCCGACAGCGTGTAGAACACCTCCCCCACCCGCACCGGCGTCGTCCGCAGCCGCAAATAGCCCGTCGCATCCGGCTCCACCATCACCGGCTGATCCGCCACCGACTCCAGCCGCTTGCGCGGCGCCTGGTTGAAGCACTCCGGCCGCCGCACCTCCAGCGCCCGGCTCATAGCTTCGTCCTCACCGTCAGCCGCAACTGCGCCACCCCCGCCGTGCGCCACTCAAACTGCTGCGCGTCCCCGTTCAGCCGCACCAGCCGCAGCCAGCAGATCCGCCGCACCGTACCCGGCCCCAGCGACACACCCACCGGCGCATCCAGCAGCAGATACTCGAGTTCCGGCCCAACAACCGTCCCATCCGACACCCCGCGCAGGATCCAATCCCCCGCCGTCGTCTGGATCGCCACATGATCCCGCCCCGGCCGGCCCTGATAGAACAGCGCATAGCTCACCGGCCGCACCGGTAGCTGCGAAGACCCCGCCCCGATCTCCCCCACCATCTCCAGGTCCGCCTGCCAGCTTGGCATCCAGAATGGCACCACCCGCCCCCGGCGGTGATACAGCCACTCCCGCCACCACTGCACCGCCGCCCGGTCTCGCGCCAGGAAAACAAAGCTGTCCGCCTGGAAGCTCTGCTCCGCCGGGTCATCCACCGCCCACAGCCCCGTGCGACCGTCCACCACCTCCGCCAGCCGCTCGAAGTTTGCCGCCACCGGTGCCACCCGGTTCGGTGCCTCCAGCAGCACATCATGCCCCTGATAGCTCACCGTCCCCGGCGTGGCCACCGACTCGCTGCGGTCCACACACTGCCACCGCAGCCGCGCCGAGCGCACACCCGCCGTCACCTGCCGCAGCGGCTGGTTGCGGCTCAGCCGCGCCAGCCGCGCCGGCCACACCCGCGTCCCCGCTGACCACATCATCTGGGTTGGGTTTTTCAGCGTCAGCCCGCTCGCCGCCACACTCAGGATCTCCACCGCCTCCGCCAGGTCCGGCCGTGTGCTAAGCAGCGCCAGCCCATCCGCGTGATAATCCCGGTTCGTCGTATCCGCCAGCGGCACAAACGTAGCCCCCGCCTCCACCGTCGCCGCCAACTGCTCCCCGTCACTCGCCACCGGCACCGCAAACACCCGCGCCTGCCAGGCGTATAGGTTCCGGTCCAGAATCTGCGCCCCGTGGTTCGCCTCCAGCAGCTCCTGCTCCAGCACCCGGCGCGGATATCCCCGCAGCCCCGCCACCTGCTCCGTCCCGTCCCGGGCCACCATCACATCCGACAGCCACCCCAGCCGCTCCACCCACGACGCCCGCCAGTTGTGCCGGTGCGCAAACAGCGCCACCCGCTGCCCCGTGATTCGCAGCGGCGCATCCTCGTTTTGCTCAAACTCAAAGATATAGGTCGCATCGATCGTCGGCGGCCCGCTGGTCTCAAAGCTCACCGTGTAGTTGATGCTTTGCTGCGGCTGCCAGTCCGCTGGCGGCACCGGCCCAGAAAGGCTGATCCCATCCGTGTCCTGCTCCGTGATCGCCTGCAGCGTGCGGACATCAAAATGCGCGTTCCACACCTCCACCGTCCGATCCTGCGCCGCCAGCAAAAACCCCAGAGATAACGGATTCGGCCGCACATGGATGCGGTAATACCAGTCATCAGAAAAGCCCGGCGCCAGGTGCCCGGCCCGGGTGATGGATGGTTGGTCGATGGGCAGATTATTGACCCGCGCCCCTTCGATCGAGGCGGATGCCTCAAACCCACCGGCGTCATGATTCAACACCAGCTCATCGAGCTGCGACGAGCGCCCCGGCTGCTGATACAGCAGCGGCGCCTCCGCCAGCAGCCCCGGGTGCGTGGTCATAGCGTCTTCAGATAGGCGACGCCGTAATGGCCGCTGTTCGGCGTGTTATCCCGCAATGCCGGATCCTGCTTTTGCCGCATGGGGAACACTTGCCAGGTGTCCGGCCCAATCGTCAGCTCAGCACCCGGAGCATACCCTTCCAGGTTGACAAACCGCGCCCCCGGCGCGTGCCCGAGAAAAGACATAAACCCGCTGTCATCGTCCCGGCTCGCAAATACGTTAAAGGGGTATAGCGGCTGCAGATTGTTGAAAGAATTGGGCCCATAATCATGCAAAGGGAAGCTGGTGTAGCCCGTTCGCCCGCTCCCTTCCAGCCTGTAACCAGCCCCGCCATAACTGGAGCCCGTCCCGGAAAACACGCCCCATTTATTGGTGTATTCCGGAATGTCAGCATAAGCCATGCCTGCTATGGACTGCATGTTGTACGAAAGATTGTCCCACAGGGTGACGTGATCGGAATCTGTGGGGGAATCTATGTTTACGGATGATTCACTCCAATAAACCCCCACAACATACTGCCCACCCGCGTATGCGCCGGCCTTGACAAGCCGCCCAAAGGAAAGGTGCAGAAAAAGCCCAGCCGAAGGCTC